TAAACACAAAAAAAGGTAAATAATATGGTATTAAAATATTTTAAAGCAGGTAAAAAAATTAAAGATGCAATGTTAAAGGTAAAACCTTTATCGGAAAGAAAAAAGTTCGGTGAAAAACATGCAAAAGACATGAAAGAAGTTATGGAGATGAGAAAAGATAATATCAAAACTCAACAAAGTCTCAATAAATCAAGAATGGAACGTGATGCGGAAACACAACCATTAAAAAGCAGTGTTAAAGAACAAATTAAATTAAATAGAGAAGCCAGAGCTAAAAAAATAAAACAATTAAAAAAAGATGCAACTTTTGTTGGTGGGGCAACTGGAGCTGGTGGAGCAGCAGTCGCTGGAATCAAAAAATACGAAGATAGTAAAAAAGAAAGAGTTGGTAAAAAAGACGGTGGATGTATTCAACTTAAAGGTTGGGGTAAAGCGAGAAAAAGATAAATGATTTCAGTTAAAACATTAAAAAAAGCTGGAGTAACAAATGGCACAAAAACACAGTTAAAAAAGTTTGAAACTGAAACTGCTGGAGAATATGCTAAACGAAAACAATTTAAGTATGGTGGAAAAGCATGTGCTCAATTAACTGGTTGGGGAAAGGCGAGAAAAAAATAATATGGAAACGTGGTCTGGTTTATTTAAAAAGATAAAACAAAAAGTATGTGAGTTAGTTTGTAAGATATTCGGTATTACACAATGTTTGTGTAATCATGAATGCAACTGTAAAAAGGAGAAAAAATAATGATGAAAAAACCAATACCAGCAGGTAAAAAAGGAAAAGGCATTGCTGCCTTAAAAAAAGCTGCACCAGAAGTAGCAGCTAAAATGGGTTACAAAAAAGGTGGTTCAGCTAAACCTGGACTCTGGGCAAATATAAATGCTCGTAAAAAAAAGGGCATTTCAAGACCTAAATCTAAATCAACTATATCAGCAAAAGCATATGCAAATATGAAAGCTGGATTTCCTAAAAAGAAATAAATGAAAAACGAGTGTGGAAAATGTCATGAGATGTTTGAAGTAACAGATAATGAATTTTTCTGCGACAAATGTAAACCAGTAAAAAAGGAAACACTAGCAGATCTTGATAAAGATTCTGATGAGTGTTTATCATGTCAATAATATGGCAAGATCACCAGCTTGGCAGCGTAAAGAAGGTAAATCTAAATCAGGTGGATTGAATCGAAAAGGTATTGCATCCTATCGTGCAGCGAACCCTGGTTCTAAACTTTCTATGGCTGTTACAACCAAACCTTCTAAATTAAAGAAAGGTTCTAAGGCTGCAAATCGCAGAAAAAGTTTCTGCGCTAGAATGAGTGGAATGAAGAAGAGACTTACATCAGCAAAAACTGCTAATGATCCCAATTCTAGGATTAATAAAAGTCTTAGAAAATGGAATTGTTAATGTCAGATGATCCAATAACCATAATCTATAAAACACAAAGAAGACTAAGAGATAGTCTTCAACAAATTGGCGACACTATGATGAGTGGTGGTGTTGACAATATGGAGAAATACAAGTATTTATTAGGGCAGGCACATGCCATACAATTAACACTACAGGAAATCTCTAACCTGCTACAAGATAAGGAGCCAAAAGAAGATGAGCAACCAAACAGAGACAACGTCGTCTCAGTCGACTTCAACGGAAGTCCCGAAGACTAGACTAGCATTACAAGAAAAATATAAAGAAGAAGGTGTTGAACCAACTAAAAAAGTTGATGAGACTAATATAGAATCTATTTCTGATCAATTACCAGAACCATCTGGTTATCGATTACTAGTTTTACCTTTTACTCCAAAAGATAAAACAAAAGGCGGAATTTTAATTGCACAAGAATCATTAGATAGATTACGTATTGCAACCAATTGTGGATATGTAATTAAAATGGGACCACTAGCGTATGCAGATAAAGAAAAATTTGCAACAGGTCCATGGTGCAAAAAAGGAGATTGGGTGATCTTTGCAAGATATGCAGGATCACGTTTACCAATAGAAGGTGGAGAAGTGCGTATACTAAACGATGACGAGGTGCTAGGAACTATTAAAGATCCTGAAGCAGTCTTGCATCATATTTAACATAGGAGAGCACTATGCCAGAAGATAAAGAACCTATGATTGATGTTGGCGAAGAAGAAGGAGCCGAAATTAATCTAGATCAAAACAACGAGCAGATAAAAGAGCCTGTTGCAGAAGAGAAGATTGAGATAGAACAAGTTGATGAAAAACCTGTTGAAGCTCAAGAAGATAAAAAAGATGAGAAGGAAAACGAGTTAAAAGAATATAGCGAAGGCGTTCAAAAACGTATTGCTAAATTAACTCGTAAAATGAGAGAAGCTGAAAGGCAAAAAGAAGAAGCAATTGCTTATGCACATGCTGAAAAGCAAAAAAGGGAAGAATATGAAAAAAGATATTCTAAACTTGATCAGTCTTATGTTTCCGAGTTTGAAACGAGAGTTAAAACAAACATGGAAGCTGCACGAGCATCTTTAAGAAATGCAATTGAATCTGGTGATGTAGATGCACAAGTCGCAGCACAAGAACAAATTGCTAGACTTAATGCAGACTCAACTAGACTTTCAGTCTTAAAATCAGCTCATGAAGAACAAAAGTCACAAAAAGAAGTAAACATAACACCCCAACAATACAAAGAAGGTTATGCTTATAATGGTTATGAATTACCTGAAGGAGTTAGAACAGATGCTAAAGCAGAAGCTTGGGCAGCTAAAAACTCTTGGTTTGGTAACAATTCTGCCATGACTTATACGGCTTTTGATATACATAAAAAACTAGTCGAGGAAGAAGGTTTTGACCCTCAATCAGACGAATATTATAGTGAAATAGACAAGAGAATAAGACTTGAATTTCCCAATAAATTTGATAAGGTTGAGAGTAATTCTACAGAGGAGAGATCTAGACCATCTCAAACTGTAGCATCAGCTAAACGTCCAAGCGCAACAGGACGCCGAAAAACTGTGAAACTCACACCGTCACAAGTAGCAATTGCTAAAAGATTAGGTGTGCCACTCGAAGAGTACGCAAAACAATTAACCGCGAAGGAGGCATAAGCGTAATGGAAAATGATAATAATATAAAGGCTTCACGCGTGAGTCAGACAAGAGCGAAGTCAACTAGACCTCAAACTTGGACTCCCCCGTCATCACTTGATGCACCACCTGCGCCTGATGGATTCAGACACAGATGGATAAGAGCCGAGAGCATGGGCTTTGATGATACAAAGAACATGTCAGGTAAACTAAGATCAGGGTTTGAACTCGTTAGAAGCGATGAATATCCTGATACAGATTATCCAACTGTTAAAGAAGGCAAATATGCAGGAGTCATAGGGGTTGGCGGCCTATTGCTGGCTAGGATACCAGAAGAGATCGCAAAGTCTCGAGAAGCTTATTTCAATAAGCAAACTCAAGATAGAGACCATGCAGTAAACAACGATCTCATGAAGGAACAGCATCCAAGTATGCCTATCAATAGTGATAGACAGACTCGTGTTACTTTCGGTGGCTCAAAGAAAAGTTAATCTTTTAACAATTCCTAAACCACTGGATAAACTTAAACAATTATAGGAGTAAAAACTATGGCAAACCAAGACGCTGCTTTCGGTATGAAAGCAATCGGAAAAGTTGGTCAAAATAGAGACGCTCAAGGTTTATCCGAATACAGCATTGCAGCTTCTGCAACTGCTATATACCAAAACGATCCAGTATCTGCTTTAGCTACTGGAACTATTGGTGTAGCTGCAGCAGGCGATGTTTTATTAGGATCACTAAACGGTGTTTTCTATACTGATGCTTCAACAAGCAAACCAACTTGGGCGAACCATTTGAAGGCTTCAAATACTGCGACTGACATTGTCGGTTTCGTGGCAGATGATCCTTATCAAAGGTTCGAAATACAATCAAACAACAGTGGAGCTTCTGCTCAGACAGACGTGTTTAACGACGCGGATATCGCTTATACAGCAGGTGCTACACCAAACTTCGTTTCTAAAGTGGAACTAGATGATTCTTCTTTAGGTACTACTAACGGTCAATTAAAAATCGTTGGTGTTTCTAAAGACCCTAGTAATAGCGATTTAGCATCTGCTAACGTTAACTGGGTAGTGATCATTAATGAGCACTTCTTGAAACAAGTTGCAGGCGTATAATAGGAGGATAAAATTATATGGCTATATCACGATCACAACTAGTTAAAGAACTAGAGCCAGGATTGAATGCCCTATTCGGCCTGGAATATAAAAACTATGAGAATCAGCACACTGCAATTTTCGACACAGAAAACAGTGACAGAGCTTTTGAAGAAGAAGTAATGTTATCTGGTTTCGCGAATGCGGAAGTTAAACCAGAAGGATCTGGAGTGACTTACGACAACGCTCAGGAAACTTTCACTGCTAGATACACTCACGAAACAATAGCTCTTGCTTTCTCAATCACAGAAGAAGCGATTGAAGACAACTTGTATGACAGACTAGCGTCTAGATATACAAAAGCGTTAGCAAGATCTATGGCGAACACTAAGCAAGTAAAAGCTGCAAACGTATTAAACAATGCGTTTAACAGTTCTTATGCTGGTGGTGATGGAAAGGAGCTTTGTGCTACTGACCACCCAATCATCGCTGGAACTTTCAAAAACGAGCTTTCAACTTCTGCTGACTTAAACGAGACTTCGTTAGAGCAAGCATTAATTGATATCGCTGCTTTCGTTGATGAAAGAGGCTTAAAAATCGCTGCGAGAGGAATGAAATTAATCATCCCTAGTGAACTACAATTCACTGCGGAAAGATTAATGAAATCTGCTCAAAGAGTTGGAACAGCTGACAATGATATCAACGCAATCAAAAACATGGGGATGATTCCTCAAGGTTATGTAGTAAACAACTACTTAACTGATACTGATGCGTTCTTTATCAAGACAGACGTGCCTAACGGCTTGAAAATGTTCAACAGAGCTTCTATCACTACTAAGATGGAAGGCGACTTTGACACTGGAAACGTAAGATATAAAGCTAGAGAAAGATACAGCTTCGGTTGGTCTGATCCTAGAGGTATCTTCGGTTCGCCAGGCGCGTAATCGTATACCGATTCGATGGGCGGGCTTGACCCGCCCATCTTAAAATGTTAGAGAAAGATGTGATGAAGAGAACCTACCTTTTTAAAATTTTTACTAAAAAATTACAGACAAAATTCTATCATGAGACAGATAGTTCTATGATTACTATGGATCAGGTCCATAAAGAAATTATTGACTATCTGGGAAAAAATGCTATAGAATGGGAACCAAATCTACTTAGATATACAGGTGGATTTTATATAACCTATGAGGAGGTTGAACGTGGCAAACAACACAATGTTACTCTTCGCGAAGAAAATACAACTGGAATCCAAATGGAACGAGATGTATCTTCAAAATGAGGGTAAAATAACAACTGATATGCTACAATTAGGAGATGAGATCAAAAAGGTAATTAGATCCATCTTAAAAGCACAAGAAGAAGAGGCATATAACTATGCTAATTCTACTGATTTAGAAATACATCAGTTTGCTGGCTAATTAAGTAGTTAACATTAAACAAAAAGTGTGTTTAGACTACGGGATACCTTGCACTTCTTTAAAATATTATATATATTCTAATCACTATACATAAATTTTGATACGGACGCGTATAGTCGACGGCCTAGAGACTGTATCAAATAAACTAGGAGGATATAACTATGGCACAAACAACTTTTTCAGGACCAGTAAAATCAGATAATGGATTTATTGCTCCAACTTATACTTTAGCAACTTTACCTACAGCGACTGCTGGATTGGTAATCTACGTTTCTGATGCAACAGGTGCATCATTAACTGGATCTCTTTGCTTTGGTAACGGATCAAATTTTGTTGATGTTACTACAGGCGCAGCGGTAGCATAATAAGAAATTAAAGAGCTCCTTCGGGAGCTCTTAAAATTAGGAGAAATTAATGAGTATGAAATCAGATGTAAAAGCGGTTAGAGTTACTGGAACTGGTTCTGTATTTGGCGGAAGAACAAGATTAAGAGGAATTATTCTTGCTAACGCTACAGCAGGTGCTGGAAC